TTGTTGCTTTGGGCGGAGGCGCGGGTGTCGCCTGCGGTGATGCAGCAGGGATACACGCCGCCGTCCGAGTCGATGTACAATTGGTGGAGAACGGCGCTGCAGGTTTCGAATGGCATCACGCCGCGCCCTGCCATGTCAACGTCCTCCCACCTCGGATTGGATTGCGGGTAGGCGTAGTGGATGAACAACTCGGTGATGCCCTTCTTCTCTGCGTATGCCTTCAGCGCCGGCAGCTCCATTTCGTTGTCCGGGTGAAGGGTGATCCCGAGCTCAACGTTGACCCCGGCAGCCAGCATGTCGTCGATCGACTTCAGAACCTTGCTGAGCGGAGTCCGTCCGCGCACCTTGGCGTAGACATCCGGGTCAAGGGCATCGAGGCTGCACCGGATCCATTCGGCCCATGACAAGAACTCCAAGTTGATCCGCTTCGGGACGTAGCCGGTGATCGTGCAGCCGAACTTCACGCCGTTGGTTTTGTGCCAAACCATCACCTCATTGAAGTTGCCATACGCCATCGGATCTCCGCCCGAATAACAAACGGACTCGGGCAGGACCGGGAGCGAATCCAAGAAGCTGATCCAGTCCAAAAATGACATGGTCCTCTGCTCCCGGTCGGGATGGCCGCAGCCGATGCACCGATTGAAGCAGGCATCCGTCAAGGCGACTTGTAGGGAGATCGGGGCGTAGCGTTCGCCGCCCCTCACGAGAGGAGCGTAGCGAGCGATCTTGGCGGTGCGAGCCGGGGTGAGCTTGAGTTGTCGTGGTAGAAGAAGTTTCATGATTTGTATTCCTTGTCGAAGAGATCCTGCAACGATTTGATGCGGGTTTTGATGGTGTCCTTTTCGCGCCAGCCTCTTTTGACCACAGAGGCGATCCACTCCGCATCTTCTTCCCGAGTTCGATGGCCTCGGGCGAAGTCCACCTGCATGAATCCCCAGAAGGATTTGCAGACGCCCGGTGCTGGCCGGCAAGACGGCTGGAGCGGATACATGCCGTAGCCTGAGCTGAACATTCTCACGGCCAAAGCCGCGAAGAGATACGGCCCGGTCGGATTGTTGAGCTTGTGGACCTCCATACTCACCCATTTGATCCGCTTCACCAGCCGGGTGTTGAGCAGCATATCGTACTCGCTGCCCTCGACATCCATCTTGATCGCGGTCGGCTTGACCCGGCGAAGCTCGGCGGGGAATGACAGCACATCCACCTCGGTCTTCACCGGGAGGGCGCTGGTCATGCTGGCGTTACAGAAGTAGCCGGCATCCGCGTCCTTTTGGGAGGTGGCGATGGTCGCTGTGCCCGCCTTCGTGAGAAGGGCGGCGTTGATCAACTCGCAGTCCGGGCAACGCTCCTTGAGCTGGGCGAAAGCGCCGGGGTGCGGCTCGTAAGAGACCACCCGCTTGGCGCCGTTGTCTTGAAGCCACCGGGACACGTGGCCGACGTTCGCCCCGATGTCCATGACAACTTCTCCCTCCACACCGAAGTGCTTCAGCTGTTTGATTGTGTGGCTAGCGCCACGTGCTGCTTTGTCCATTTTCATACTCCGTATGGGATGATGCAACCAGAGAGGTAGCGGTGGTGCTCTTTGTCTTGGAGCAAGAAGCGCAGGAAGTCCGCAACCATCGCGGGCGGCGTCTCCGCCCCGGCGAGCAGGTTGTTGAGTTGGTAGTCCTTCGCTTGTTGAGGAGACCAGCCACGCATCTCCGGCACGATGTCGTCAATGTACTTGCTCATCTTGGTCCCGGCAAGTTTGTTGGGCGAGATCCCGAACACCGTTACCCGGCCTTTGAACTCTCGGGCCAGCTGCCGGGTCATGATGTGGGCCGCGCCCTTCGAGGCGTTGTATGAGAGCGAGTGCGTCATGGGCATGTGAGAGGCGTTCGACACGATGTTGACGACTGTCCCGTTGGAGGCTTCGAGCGCCGGCATGCAAGCCTGAGTCATCATGTAGATGCCCTTCGCGTTGGTGTCCATCACCCGGTCCCAGCGATCCTCCGTGAAGCCTTCGAGCGGGCCGATGTCGTTCACCCCGGCGTTGTTGATGAGCACATCCAGCGTTCGCGGGATCTGCTCGGGCTTCGGATCTCGGACATCGTATCCTTCTCCGAGGTCAAACGGAATGATGCTGTGCCCATCGTTGGCCAGCTCCTCCACGAGCGCCGCACCCAGCCCGCTGTCAGATCCGGTGATCAGAATTCTGCTCATTGTTCCTCTCCTTCTACGATTACGTTTTCAATGAGGGCGCTGAACACGCCCGCGTCATGGATCGAGTCTTGGTGCTTCAGCTCGCTGTGAGCGAACCGGGAGACCTTGACCAAAAGTAGTTCGAACAAGTGCCACCGGGGATCGGTCAAGAGCCATTCCGGGACGCCCTCCGGGAAGAGATCCCGGACCAGCATGGGGACCGTCCGCCAGACTTCACCGTACATCCCTTGGCGCTCCTCGCAGGTGGCGGCCATCGAGCGCAAGATGCCGGCAGGTCCGGTGGGGCGGCCATTCTCGTCAGGTCCGGGACCGCACGTATTGATCAGCCGCACGTTGAACCCCTCGGCCCGCAGAACTTCCGCCACGTCCTCCCGGTCTTCGTAGGCGACGGCGATGTTCACCCGCGTAGCCCACGATTTGAAATACCCCAGCTTGAGTTCTGTGGAAGGCCGGTGGTCATCTTTCTTGCGCATGAAGAGCTGGAACGGGATGGGGTGGAGATGTTTTTTCAACCACATCTCCGTGTGCTCTCGGCACCACTCCGGGCGAGCGGTCAAAAAGATGATCACCCGGTCCCGCGCAAACTCGGCTTCGACAAGATGCAGATTGATGGGCGGATCATCCGGACCGGCCTTGTGGTATGCCAAATACCGGGCGTCCGGATCTTCTTTGTCCCAGCGAACCATGTGACGGCGCCAGCGGTCATCCGAGATTGTGCCGTCAAGGTCGAAGATTGCGTGAGGCGTCTTCATGTGGCCATCCCCTTGGTGGCTACGGGGTTCGCCTCCTGCAGCTCCTCATCGGCCCAGAAGCGGTCCTTCAGCTCCGTCTTGAGAGCGGTGTTGTTCATCCGGGGATCGTAGAACTTGCATTTGTCCGGGCCGTAGTGCGGGAAGGCGCAGGTGCCGGTCGAGACGCAATGAACTTGGATGAAGGGATCGGCCCACGGATGAACTCCGAGAACCAAATCACGCATCGCCCGGAAGACGGTTTGATACTCGCCTTGGGTCCGAGTGCACAGCCGCAGCTTCGCGGTCTCGTGGAGAGTCCGGAGATTGAACTTGGCGACGATGCTGGTGGTGATGTTGGTCGGGAGAAGACCGCGAGCATCTTGGACCGCGTAGCCGGCATCCACCAGAATGGAATATGACTCCTTCACCGCATCAATCGCCGCGTCCCAAACGTCTTGGGCGGCGGGCGTCAGCTTCGGGTGAATGACCTCCGCGCTGCGTACATCCACGACGCGCTGGGCTTCTTGGGCATAAGAGCCGGTTCTGGTCCGAACCAATTGGTGGGTGAAGGCGCGGGTGACGCCCGAGATCCTGAAGGTGTAGTCAACGAACTCCCAAGAGGACTTGATGGTGCCGAGCATATACGCCAGATGCGCTCCGCGCTCTTCATCGGTCATCTCGACCGGGTTGGCGTCAAAATGAAGCCGGGTTCCTTTCGTGCTGAGCAACAAGTTCAGCGCGTCCGGGGTGTGAGATAAAAGTTCAACTTTCATTCGAGGTTCCTTATTTGTGTAGGTGTAGTTGGCGGTCGTAGGCGGTGGCCTTCATCAGCTTCTTGATGACCAAGGCGTCATTGACCACATCGTCAAGGAGGATGTTGCGCCACGTGGCGAAACGTCCCAGTGAAAATATGTTGTACTCGTTGGTGAGCCGCACCATCAATTGCTTGCGGGAGAAGTTGTCAACGTCCGCGATCTTGCCGTAGCGTTGGCCGGTGTGATCGAGCTGGTGGAGGTCTCCTTGGTCAATTCCGAAGGAGCGGCAGATGACGTCCATGCCGACAAATCCATCTGTGTTGGTGGTCTCGATGATCAAGAGATCCTTCGTGATGGATGCCCGGTACACCGGGTAGTCTGGCTCGGGATAGTAGACGGTCTGATACAGATCGCAGCCCGGAACCCGGAAGCGGTGGACATCTATGGGAGCTTTGTTGAAGACCAAACCGGGCGGCTTGATCCCGAGCTGACCCAAAACGATGTCCAACGGAGCGGTGCTGACCACCTGCTGCTCTTCCGGCTTGTTCTGGAAATCAAAAGGAGATCCCCAGCGGACTCGATCGCCCAAATTGTCAAGAAG